CATTTTCGTAAAGGGTGTTGATCGAGCCATGACTCAGGCCTCTATCGTTACCTATGAAAAAATTGCTGAAGGTCGTCGCGAAAATATCCAAAACCACTGGGAAAAGTTTCCGGAAGATCAGTACCAAGAGTTTGTAAAAGAGACCAAGCAAGTTGTGAACATGATGGTCAAAGAATTCGAGATGCGCAAGGCAGCCTATCGCTCTCAGCGGGCTCGGACTTCGACCAAGGGGTCTCTTGATGTGAACAAGCTTCATCGTTACAAGTATGATGACCATCTATTCAAGCAAGCCGTAAAGCTTGCCGATGCGAAGAGCCACGGCATGATGATGATGATTGATCGTTCTGGCTCAATGTTCAATGAAATGCCTGCGGTGCTTCGCCAGACGATTGCTCTTGTGATGTTCTGTCGCCGAGTGAACATACCCTTCGAAGTATACTCTTTCACGAGCCATGATAGTTATGACATATACAAAGATGTCGCTGAAAAACAACTCGCGGCTCGCGATGAGTCTGTTACTCAAATGATGATCGATGAGATGGCAATTCTCGAATTGTTCTCGTCAAAGATGAATCGACAGACCTTCGAAGAGGCATGCCGAATGACTTGGTGGCAAACAAAGAATGAAAATAATTGGCGCTACATTGCCAGTCGTTATGAGGGGTTCGGCAGTACTCCTTTGAACGCGGTTCTTCAGTCACTGACATTCATGATCGAAGATTTCCGTAAAAAGTATGCTGTTCAGAAAATGAACCTAGTGACTCTGACCGATGGCGATAGTAACCAGCTTCGACTCAAAAGAGGCAAAGATTTGAATGCTCGTGATTATTCTTATCGAGCAAAGAAATATACCGTATCGTACAATGGTCGAAACGTTGTTATTGATCAGAAAGAGTATCGCAGTGGCTACTATAATAATGTTAACCAAGAATTCACTCAAGACCTGATCAAAGAAATTGAGAAGATGGGAGTGACCACAATCAACTATTACTTGTGTGCGCGCCGTCGTGATCTCAAGGGTGAGTTAAACCGAAGCCTGAATTTTAATTACGATGCAATTCGAAACGCTCAAAGCGATATTCGTAAAAAGGGTTGTTTCGTGATTGACAACAATCGTGGCTACAATCGCCGATTCATTCTTCTCGGAGATACTGATGCCATGCGTGGTGAGATCGATGATCTTGAAGTTGATAGCGATATGTCAGCGGCTAAGATCGCTAAGGCATTCGGCAAGTCTAACAGTTCGAAGAAGATGAGCCGAGTGATCACTCAAAAGTTTGCTGAGATGGTCGCTTGAAAAAAAAGTGAAAAAAGTGAAAAAAAGTGTTGACAACACCTTACGAACCATGTACCTTGTATATGTAAGTTGAGATTAACCAGAGAGAGATGATTATGAGTAACGTGATTCTGACTGAAAACGAAACAGCAATGTTTCAAGCTTTCCAAATGTCTAACCCAGACACCACTGAGTTTCGTAAAGCCGAGTTCGTAAACTTTGCGACGGCAAACGGCTTTCCAGAGAAAGAGGCCCACCAGTTTCTAAATACTAAAGTTGACCGAGTAAAGCGTGGTGTTTATTCCATGTCTCTCGGTGGGGCAAAGGTTGTGCAAATGCCCAAAGCAGTTTCAGCTCCAGTTTCTCAGCCTGAACCTGAAGCCCCAGTGTCTAAGGTAAAATCTACGATGACGGATGAAGTGTTCGTTCCTCAGAAAGCGAAAGAATTCGTCAAGTGGGGTTACTTCAATGATGTGAAGAAAATCATTCAAAGCGGAATGTTCTTCCCAATGTATGTTGCTGGTCTCTCCGGTAACGGTAAGACAATGATGATCGAACAAGCCTGCGCTCTTGCTGGTCGTGAATACGTTCGTGTTCAGATTACGCCAGAGACTGATGAGGATGATCTGATTGGTGGTTTCCGCTTGCTTGATGGCGAGACTGTCTTTGCAAAGGGACCAGTCATCAAAGCGATGGAACGCGGTGCGATTCTTCTGATCGATGAGATTGATCGTGGTTCGAACAAACTCATGGCTCTTCAAGGCGTTCTCGAAGGCAAGCCAGTGTTGATCAAGAAGACTGGTGAGGTTGTTGAGCCTGCCCCAGGGTTCAACGTGTTAGCTACTGCAAACACAAAAGGTCAAGGCGATGAAGCTGGGCGCTTTATCTCTGCTACGATTATCGATGAAGCTTTCCTAGAGCGTTTCAATGTGACTCTTGAACAGCCTTATCCAAGCGGTACGGTTGAAAAGAAGATTGTTGTGAACCACATGGCAAAGTACAGTGAAGTCGATGCTGAGTTTGCTGAGAACCTTGTCAAGTGGGGTCAAGCAATTCGTAAGACCTTCGAAGACGGTGGTGTCGAAGACATCATTTCAACCCGCCGTATGTGTCACATCGTTCAGACTTACTCAATCTTCGGTGACAAAAAGAAGGCGATTGAGTTGTGTGTGAACCGTTTCGATGCTGATACGCGAGCCGCGTTTATCGACCTCTACGAGAAAATCGATGCGGGTCTTGATTCTGAAGCAAACACCGCAGTTGATGGAGTCTACTCCTATGGTGATGCAGAAGCTGAAGACTTATCGTAATAAATAAGCAAGAGGGGCGAAAGCCCCTATGCTCAAAGGAAAAAAACAAATGATTTATTTACACTTGGGTCTTGTTGCAGGAGCTTTATTTTATCCGCTCTCAGGACTCTTCGAAGCCTTAGCATTCGCTTCGGTCTTTTTAGCGTCATCATTCTATATGCTAATTGCTTCTATTTTTATTGGAATCAATCAAGTTCAGTTGTCAAAGGAAGTCAATTTAGAAAATGTTTGGCAATCAACATTAGTCCAAGTCATTGGTGTCGTAACTTTATTTACAAGTCCAGATCCAATAATCATCATGTCGGCTATGTACTGCGTACCTTGGTTGATCATTTCGGTAATTAACAGTTCTATTGTGACATTGTATAAGTTTGATATCATCGACTACCACACCAAATAATAAAATCTCTCTCTCAAAAACTTTAGGGGCATTGCCCCTTTTTTTGTATTGACAGGTTGTATAATTTTTGATATAATGGCTTTGTAGTCAATAATATAAAGGTATTAAAGAATGTTAAGAGTATTGAGTATTGCATCAGCAATGATGATTACAAGTATGGCACAAGCACAAGAGCCTGTAACAAGTGACTTTAAAATGCAAAGAGATTGTCTTGCTATGAACATTTATCATGAAGCAAGAAGTGAAAGTCGATTGTCACAAAAAGCAGTAGCTATGGTCACATTAAATCGAGTAGAGAGCGAAAGATATCCAAACACTGTTTGTGACGTTATTTATCAGTCTCACCATGATAGTCGTGGTAATCCAATACGAAATAAATGTCAGTTCTCTTGGTACTGTGATGGTAAATCAGATAAACCAAAAGACAAAGATACTTATGCAGAGATAGAAACTCTTGCGAATGAACTACTGCTTCGATATCCTTACTATGAAGACTTCACAGAGGGTTCTACAATGTATCATGCAAACTACGTAGTACCATACTGGGCAAAAAACTATTCCCGAGTAGTTCAGATTGACAGTCATATTTTTTATAAATAATCAGGAGCACATGAAAGAACATGGAGAAATAAAGTGCAAACCTTTGAAAGATACTTGAAGCAGATTCAAGAGTCAGAGAAACAGATTTCGAATGATTTTCTATCTGAATCATATGATACACTGCTTGAGAAATTAATTACTTTTGGTGGGAAAGCTTATCCAAAATATGGTAATGTTGTGATTATGGCAGGCGGTGCTGGATCTGGTAAAGGATTCGTGAAAGATAAACTTGTTGGAATTGAAGGTCGAACATTTGATGTCGATGATCTCAAGAGACTTGCCGCGAAAACTCCAGCGATCCAAAAGAAAGTAAAAGATGAGTTCGGAGTTGATATCGAAGAACTTGGCAAGAATATGCGCAATGCTGATAACGTTGCCAAAATGCATGAAATTATTGGTGATGCATTAAGCATCCCAGACAAGCAACAACAGATGATGTTTCGATCAATTCTGACAACACCTCAAGAACGTAAGCCAAATCTCATCTTTGACGTAACACTCAAAGACCTTCGTAAACTTGAGAAGATCACAAGACAGGTCGATTCGATCGGCTATGATAAAAAGAATATACACATCGTTTGGGTCATCAATGATATCGAAGTTGCCAAAGATCAGAATCTGAAGCGCGATAGAACAGTACCTGTTGATATCTTAGTCAATACACACAGAGGCGTTTCTGCGACAATGCAAGACATTCTGAATATGGGCAAGAGACTCGATAAGTACATGGACGGAGATATTGTATTTGCCTTTAATAAAATCAAAGTTGATAGTGATGTTGTTCGCTCAGGTAAGGGTGGATCGTTTATTCAAGACGCAAATTACTTCTATGTAAAGAAAGCGGGTAAGCCAGTCACTCCTGTTGAAAAACTCAAGAAAAGTATCAGAGCAAAGATATCATCTTATGTACCAAAAAACGTCGAATGGGTATAGCAATAAATACACTCAGAGAGAATGGGATCGTGTAGTAGGCATAGGAAATGTGCCTGATGAATATAGATATGAACCAAAAGTGAAAGAAGTGAATAATGAATCTAAAAGAACTGACTTGGGAAAACCATAAGAACGCTGAACGTAGAGAGTTCGCGAAGATACTGATGAGCGGTGAAATACCAACTCGCTTATACTATCAGTATTTACTTAACCAACACTCAATGTATTCTGTTCTTGAAGAAGCACTTAAAGATATAGGATTTAAAAAGAGTCTTCATCGAGTCTTTCGTGCCGATTTGATTTCAGAAGATTTGACTGAACTCGAATACACATATTCTTTTCGTCCAGCACAAAAAGACATTCTGCCTGTTGCACATGCTTATCATAAGCATATCGAGGGAATCAAAGATAATCCAGATGCTTTAATCGCACATATGTACGTTCGTCACTTTGGTGATATGTATGGCGGTGCGATGATTCAGAAGAAAATTCCTGGCTCTGGTTCGATGTATGATTTCGAAGATAAAGACGAATTAAAGACTGAACTTCGTGAACTATTAAACAACGCTATGGCAGCCGAAGCAAATCTTTGTTTTAAATTTGCCATTCAACTATTTGAGGAACTTGAAAATGTACGTATGGGATCACCTGGTTGAACTGAAAGATTTCTTTATAGATCAGTTTGATATTCAAGCACAAGAAATCGATGAACCGGGCATGGAAAGATTTAACCAAAATGGTTGGGTCAATCGTGTTTGGAAAAACGAATTCGTTCGAAGAGCGCATATCGATGTCGTTGATGCTAGAGATTCAAAGGGTTTATGGATGATGCACGTTTGTATATTTCCTAATCTCGATAATGACGCACCCATTTTCGGTTTTGATGTTGTCAGTGGTAAGAATAAGATGACTGGAGCATTTCATGATTTTAGTCCATCAACAAATTTCGAGCATCCCATGATTGAACTCTTTGACGAATCTGTTAAAGATTTGCAGTGGAAACGTGAGCGAGAGCTTCCAGATTGGGCTAAACAAATCTTCAGTGACAATATGATGGCTGCAGGTAATGTTCGAGACGAAGAAGAAATCTTTCAAGTAATTGATACTGTGACAAAGAACCTTGACACATATCTTCTTGAGCTTCCCAATTATGTTGGTATGGGTCTAGAGCAAGAAGTGGCACTAGCACACAACAACTATGCACACTATCAAAAACAAAATCCACATACGCCAAATGTAATGAAAAAATTAGGCTTGAATGAAGATGATGTTGATGCATTCATTCAAGAGTGTCTTTTTCCAGAAGTGACGGGTTGGGGCATCGTCTAAGAATGTGCTTATGCGTATGACGCGAAAAACCAAATAGAAACGCCTATAAGACCAGCTAAGAGAAGTAATAAGAAGAATATCGTAATACCTTCAAAAATATTTCTCCACATTTGCTTCTGGCGATAGACTGCTTTTTCTCTTTGTTTTTTGATATCACGGCGCATTTGAATCATTTCACGATAAGTTTCAGCACCAAATCGATACATGATCATCGTGCGAAGCTCGGCTTCTTGTTCCTCAAGCTTTTTCTTGTGAATGATTGTATTAAGAGCTTCTTCTTCGATAGAGCCTGAGAAGAGTATTTTTCGAAAAAGGGGCGGATTATTTGCAAGCTCGTGTGCTTTATGAATATCAGCCGCAGCCGTATACCACTTGCCTAGTTGACCAGAAATGTCTTCGATATCGCGTCCAACTTCTACCATTTTTTTAACGGTGTTGAACGCAGTTGTAGCTACCGCAATAGCGGATACTGGATCGATCATGATACCACCTTAAACTGTATCTTGTTTGTGAACATTGACAAAATAAAAGTAAAAAGTGTTTTCAAATCATTCGATAATATTTATATTTTTACTTGACTTGGAATGAAAATTATGTTATAAATACACTTGTAATTGATGAAGCAAATCGAAAACGGACTGGACTGGGGTGCGAATCCCCACAGCTCCACCATAAACACACTGAGTACGTTTAGGCGTCAGTAAGTCTTGTAGGATCGCAACCTTAAGCAACAGTGTGTTTATGATGGGGCTGAATTAGGAATCGACAGACGGACTAGAAGAGTGGAGATTACCGTGTTGACCTACGTTATTCGGTCGAATAAACTAAACGCAAACGATAACTCGTATGCTCTAGCCGCTTAAGGCTAGATGAGGTATGGGCTCCACCTTATCACCAAACGGGCCCACTTAAACAAAGGAGAATATATTATGATTGTAATTTCAGAATATTTTAGTGAACAAAAATCTACTGCAGTTCGCGCAGAAGTTTTTCTCAATAGTGATGAGTATGGAATTCGATATTATTCGATTGACGGTGGTCTAATCAAAGAAGAAGCTTTTCCAGGTAAATCACTGACTTATGTTGAAGATGCCGCAGAAAACTGGGCAAAGGGGATTAAAGTACTCAATGGCTAATGAAATACGTGAAATTAATTCAGAGATGATTGTAAACGAAATTCAAGAATATCTTGATAAGGGTGTACCATACATTGACGCTATCGTAGACTATGCAGAACGAAATGAAGTTGAGATTGAAGTTGTGGGCGAGATTGTTCGAAGATCACCGCTACTCAAAGCAAAAATCTATGAAGAGGCAGAAGTCTTAAATATGGTAGAGCCAGAAATAAGGTTGCCTATTTAATGTCCTTGTATAACAAGCAAGACGCATTTGAAATCTACAAATACTATATTGCTCTTAAGCAACACTTTAACTCTTCTTATGATTATTTCAAATATAGAGGTAAAGTGAGTGCAGGCGAGATGGCTTTTGAAAATAGAAAGGATAAATTCTTTTTTTATAAGCTTTCAAAAAAGACAGAAGCAAAAGATATCATTCTAGCAAATGCACTCGATGATCCTAATTTTTGGGCAGGTGAGTTGTTAGAAGATAAAGCCATAACCGTATATAACGAATGGCTGAAACGCAAGCAGTCACTTACGTATCAGTTTCAGTCTGATCTAAGTGAGTTGGAAGAAGACTTCAATTCGAACTTAATTGTCGAAAAAGGTCAACATCCTAAACTGCTTAAATTGTATATGATGAGGAGAATTTGCCTTGAAACTGTTGTTATTCTTTGTGAGTTGACAAAATGTCAGCCCTACTGGGAGAAAAATATTTCTGATAATATAGTATTTCCAGATATAAATACTCTTATCAAGAAGTACGCTCCCTTCTTAGAATATGATAAAGTGAAATTAAGGAAAATACTACTTGACAAATACAAAGAAACCTAGTAATATAACGTCACATAACGCAAATAAATCGCATATAGGAGAAATACATGACTAATTCATTTGCCTCACTTAAGAAGTCTCGCACTTCTAGCTTCGATAAGCTGAACCAACAGCTTCAAAAACTTGATAATAGTAACCAGGGCTCTTCAGCGCAAGAGAATTACTGGAAACTTGAAGTCGATAAAGCGGGTAACGGTTACGCCGTAATTCGTTTTCTACCAGCACCTCAGAATGAAGATTTACCATTCGTTCGCGTCTGGGATCACGGCTTTCAAGGTCCAGGTGGTTGGTATATCGAGAACTCTCTTACTACACTGAACCAAGACGATCCAGTCTCTGAGTTCAACTCTTCGCTCTGGAACAATGGTACAGACGAAGGTAAGATGCAAGCACGAAATCAAAAGAGACGCTTGTCATATCATGCCAACATTTACGTTGTCAAAGATCCAGCAAATCCAGAGAATGAAGGTAAAGTCTTTCTGTACAAGTTTGGTAAAAAAATCTTTGATAAACTGAATGCCGCAATGAATCCTGAGTTCGAAGATGAGCGCCCAATCAACCCATTTGATTTCTGGGAAGGTGCTAACTTCAAACTGAAGGCACGTAACGGTGACGGTGGTTATCGTACATATGAGCCTTCATCTTTTGAGTCTCAAAGCGCATTGCTTGACGACGATGAAGAACTAGAGAAAGTGTGGAATAACCAACACTCTCTTCAAGAAATCGTCGATCCTAAAAACTTCAAGTCGTATGACGAACTGAAAGCAAAGCTTTACAAAGTTCTTGCGCTTGATGGCACACAACACGCACCCAAGACTGTGGCCGAGGACGACGAACCGGAGATGGACTTCAAGCCTAAGTTTAAAGAGCAATCTGCTCCCACTTTAGCAGAAGCTCCATCTCCATCAGAAGATGTTCCTTTTGATACTAATAGTGATGATGATGATTTGGACTTCTTCAAGTCTCTTGCTGATGATTAATCACAATTGACTAAAACCAAAAGGGGCTCTTCGGAGCCCCTTTTTCTATGGTCCTATAGGATCACCAGAGCCGAGTGGTAGACTTGTGCTGTTGTAGTAGTTGTTAGTTGTGTTATTGTTTGTGGTATTATTTACTGTTGTTGGAGCAATTGCTGCCCCACCACCTCCATCTCTTTCACCGTCTTCAACTTCGGCAGTAGCATTACCAACTTCAAATCCTAAAGCGCCGCGCAGTGCTGTAATGTTACGAATAGCATCATCATAGTTAATATCGGGTGATGCAAGACCTTTAAAGTCGATGTCATTATATAATCCAAATTTTTCAATGGTTCCACCCATAATTGCTTTTTCAATTACTGGTACTGATTTAGCCAAGTCTTCAGCAAAATCTTCTAGACCCAAATCAGAACCGTCAAATGAAAGTTGTCCGATTTTATCAAGAGAGCTTTCAAGACTTACAAGAGCGGCGGCACCTTTTTCAAGTTCGTCAGCGTTATTAGCAATAATACGAATTTGTTCAAATGGGCTTTCTGATCCAGAAAAGAATCCCAAAACTGCCGCACCAGCATTTGCTAATGCACCCACAAAGTTACTTCCACCAAAGCTGGATAATGCATCACCCAAAGTTTCCATCGTAGTTTTAAATGTTTCTACTTCACCTTCTGAAGTAAGTGAAGGTATGCTTAAGAGGGTTGTAACCTCTCTCTTAATTCTATCTGCAAATTCTTCTCCTGTTGTAAATGCAGAAACGCCCGCTTGAAGTCCTGATGAAGCTCCCTCTACAGCTTTACCTATTGAGAAGGCAGCCAAGCCCAAAGCAATACCGCCCATTACTGCGATAAATCCAGCAGTATCTGCCGCAACACCAGGTAGACTTGGTATTTCAAGAAGTGTTTTAACTTCTCTTTTAATTCTGTCGGCAAATTCTTCTTCGCCAGTAAAATACTCTAATCCCTCTGATCCTGCTTCTGCAACACCTTCAACACCTTTGCCTACAGCAAAAGCCGCTAAGCCAAGAGCAAGGGTAGCCATAATTGCGGGAAACGCAACTAAATTTCCAAGAGTTGCATTTTTCAAGTCAGGGATTTCTAATAATGTTTTTACATTATCTTTAATTTTTGTCGCCCAATCACCGCCTTCTCCGACACCAGAAAACTTATCAATAGAATCAGTCATAGAAGTGGGTACAGATGCGATACCAGCAGTTGCTTGTCCCGCACTAAATGCGATGAGACCAAGCCCTAAAGATGCCATAATTAACGGAAATGATGCCAAATTACCTAGAGTGGCATTTTCAAGATCAGGAATTTCTAATAGTGTCTCAACATTATCTTTGACTTTCGTTGCCCAGTCACCACCCTCACCAGCTCCAGAAAACTTATCTAAAGAATCTGATGCTATTGTTGGTATTGCCGCTATTCCAGAAACAGCTTGTCCCACTGAAAAGGCAATAAGACCAGCCCCTAAAGACGCCATAGTTAGAGGAAAAGACGCTATGTTGCCAAAAGTAGCATTCTTAAGATCGGGTATTTCTAATAATGTTTTTGTGTTGTCTTTTATTTTTGTTGCCCAATCTTCATTACCTGTAAACTTTGTGAGTGCCTGAGCAACAGCTCCCGTTGTTTGACCTATACCAAATGCCGCTATTCCAACACCAAGTGACGTAAGTGTTGCTGTAAGCGCAAGTACATTTTTTCCATCAGCGCCAGGTAAATCTGGTATTTCTAATAGTGTTTTGACATTATCTTTTATTGTTTGGGTCCAGTCATCTTCTGATACCCAATCTGCGAATGCAGTAACTGCTTGACCAGCGCCGAATGCTGTTAATGCGACACCAAGACCAGATAACATTACAAAAAGTGTGCCTCCATCTTTCAAGAACTCAGATCGGCTTTCGTAGTTTTCTCCGATAGAAAGAAGGGTTTCGACGCTCTCTTTAATTGTGTCAGCATCTGGAATTTTATCGATGACTGTGGACAGACCTAAGAGCGCGGCGCCAATGCCAGCTCCTGCAAAACCTATTCCTTTACCAAAACCGCCAGCAAGTGCGCCGAGACCTCCTAAGAATCCTCCTGCGCCTTCGCCAACATTTTTGATGGTCTTGCCGCATCACTCTGTGCTTCTTCTTGTGAAGTCAGCATATTTACCAGAGATTGCGTCTGCTTTTCAAGCTCTTCTTGTATGCTTCCTAATAAGTTGACTACTTGTTCGTTTTGTACAGCCATTTATTTTCTTTTAGACCTTTGTTTTTCTTGTACTTCTCTTAGATAATCAAGTAACATCTCCATATACAAGTCGCGTTCATATGGCAATAAATTTTCAATATCTGCTATTCCATATCCATGATGTTGAGCCAAGCTGAAAATACTCCTATAGTAATTCGCAAGAGTATTATGACTCAACATTACATAAAAAAACTTTGCATACCCTCAATTACAAAAGTTTTTTGTTCGCCCTTTGAGTTCGTGTAAGGACACTCAATTCTCAACGATGGAATTGATTGAAAGAATGTCTGAATCGAACTGATTGCTTTGCCACTCAAACTTTCAACAAAATCGTTGATTTCTTTTTTTGTAAAATCTGACATATTGTAGATATTTTCACCGTCACTTGATACCAGCTTATCAATACATGAAATCATAACTTCAAAAGCAATATCAGACTGCTTCGACTTATCAATAAGAGTGTGTAGCTCAGTGAGGGTAGGATGCCTCATCATCAAGAAATATTCATCAGAGATTTCAATCTTTGTATCAACTTCATCTAATCTTGCAATTTTTACATCTTTTACATTGAAAGAGAGATTTAGTGTACGTTTCTCATCTTCACCACTCTCTGGGTCTGGTACTTTAAATTCGAGTTGATCATTAACTGCTTTTGCGCGAATGCTTAGAATAATATATTCTAAATCAAACGTTGCCAACTTCTTTACGTCGATTTCTTCTTGAATGCAGTTTGAAACGACTTGTTCAATTGCAAGAAAGATTTGGTCAATCTCTCCACTTTCACGTGCAATGAGAAGAATTTTTTCTTCTTTTACAGTGAATGGTCTATAATGAATTACTTCTTTAGTAGAAGGAACTTTCAATTCAAAAATAGGTTGGTCTATCTTAGGTAATGGCATAATATAACTCCTTATTTAAATGCGCCTAATATTGTTTTAGCATCTGTGAATAAATTCACAGCATCTTGAATACTTCGAGGTCTGCGCAGACCTCGAATCGCTTGCCCAAATGTATTTAGCGATGACAAGAAACCGAATAAACTGTTGCCAGAATTTCTTTGCCCTAATACACCCGTATCTGTTCCTGTTACTTTTAATTCATCATATACAAACGTCACAGGAAGAGGCATCACTTCTGCGCCATTTTCCCAAGCAGTTTGAATGCTTCCTACAGATATTGGAAACGCATTTGTGAATTTATATGTGTAGAATCGATTACTTAAGTTCTCTGAAAAAACTGTAATCTCAAGTGTGCAAACATAATCATCTTTGTAACCAAACTCGTATGGAATACGACCATCAGGTGTTTCAGAAGCATAGCCTGCTTCTACATCATAATTTACGATTTCTTGAACCCAACGATGAAAGAACTTAAGAACGGCAAAGTCGCTGTCTACCATAAAGACTGTCGAGAGTGGCGGGTACTCGAATGTAGAGGGACGCTGTTCAGATGGACCAGTTGTTCTTGATCTTACCGGTGTTGTGCCAATTGATATCTCTGGCAGCGCGGCACTTCGACAGTAAAAGCGCAACTCCTTTGTGTCGATTTGACCACTCATATTATTTTGTAGTGCAGTACCACCAGCTTTTCCTAAAGTGATCTGAGCAACAAACAAGTTGCTTTTTGCAAGACCTCTTTTGTTTACTTGGGCACTAAACTCTGAAATATTGAAAGACATTAGCTGTTCCTTATGATTCTTCTTGAGTCTGCAAATGCAGTTGCTTTACTTGCTTTTTGGAATCTTTCGAGCGGTAAGAACAATGCAATGTCCCACTCTGAAGGATAGATGTAAAGAAAGCGACTTCGTAACTGTGAAGTGAGATAGTGCTTGACACAAGGTTTAAAGTATCTATATTTTGCGGCATTGTTTAAGATGCGGTAGTTAATCTTGAGTTTTGTGTTCTCATCATACGCATCGTTTGTTGCTGTGTCGTATAACGAGTCCATCAGTTGCGCTCTGAAGTTAAGAGGAAGATAGTGGAGGTTAATACCTAAAAACCCACCCTTCATCTTCTTGATTGGAAATATGAGAGGAAAAGTGTCATAGTATGGCAACTCAGCTTTGAGTTTAGGATCATAATTAAACATATACATATTGCCAATAATAGGACGCCCAGTCAATCGATCTCTGTCGCTTCTCAGTAATTGGTTTTCGTTAACACGACGATAGGTCTTTGCAGTTTCCCGATACCAGTCTCTGGCACTCTGTTGGCGCGCAGGTATTTTACCTGTTCGAACACCCTGCGTTAAGATTTCGTCAAAGATAATTGCCATTGTTCTTCCTATTTAATACCCAGATGACCTTCATGCATAATCTGAAATTTCCATCCGCGATCTTTACAGAACTCTTCTGCGGCTTTCCATTTTGCTTGATTTGTACCCCAAGCTTTTACCTCATACAAATATTTTCTACTTACTTGTCCTGTAGGCGTTTTCTTTCTCGAAGGATCTGGCGGTAATGTCTGAGCCTTCGGTTTCACTTCAATCAAAATTGTTTCTTTCTTACCATACTTATTTATCTGTTTTACAAGAAAGTCTGGAAAGTATCTATGCACTTTACCGTCGATTGGTGATCGATAGGGTATAAAAAATTCTTCACTATTCCATTCGACCACATCTGGGTGTGCATCGAGGTAGCGCATAAGCTTTAGCTCCCAACTACTACGATAAATAATGTTAGTAGGATCTCCTGCGTATTTCGAAGCATTTCTTGGTTTAAACTTACCTTGATAATATTTTGACATACTGAACTATAGATTCTCATATAAATAACACTGAACAAGACTATTTATAATTAAGGTCAAAAACATGATACCAAAACCAAAATCAAGGCCAGTAGAAAAAGTAATCGAAGCAAAAAAGCGCGAGAGTGCTGTAGGAGCATACAACTTTCCAGGCAGAGATAGTTACCACAATGTTGTCTTGATGTTCAGAAGCTTTAATCATAAATCTACAGGCGGTCTCATCAAAAGAGGCAGTGTGCCAGATTCTCGAATTAAGAGATCAATTGTTCTGCCTTTACCTACTAATCTTCAAGATACATTTAGCGTCAGTTTAAATCCATTTGAGTTGGGAATTTCTGGAGCGACTGCTTTAGAAGCGATGAGTTCAGATGGCAGAAGTGCTTTATTGGCAGGAGCGGAAAACCTAGACGTAGATAGTATTACCGGTGCGATTTCAACGGCCAAGACTGCTGGAGCATTTGCCGCAAGAAATATTATCGACGAAATAGGTATTGGTGGACTCGGTGCGGCTACTGATTTAGCGCAGGGAGCGGCAATTAATAATCACGTGACTTTACGTTTTGAAGGTGTTAATCTCAAGAACCACACATTTAATTGGTCACTATCGCCTCGTAATGTAGATGAAGCAGAAACATTAAAAAACATTGTTCAGTATATTCGAAATAGAATGTTGCCGTCTTATCAAAACGCATCTGGAGACGCAACGGGCGGAGGCTCTGCGTTAGATAGAGCATTACTTTCATATCCTAGCTTAGTAGATGTCTTTTTTATAGGTGCAAATCAAGATTATTTTTATTACTTTAAACCATGTATGATACAAAACTTTACAACTGATTATGCACCAAACGGCCTTGCGATGAATGTTGGAGGTAAACCTTCTGTTGTAAATCTTTCAATGCAGTTATCAGAAGCTCAAATTCACACAAGTTCAGATTATCCGATTAATGGTTAAGAGTGAGAGTTAATTATGCCAAATTATTTTAGAAATTTTCCAAAAGTTCGTCACTCACACAAAGCCGTGGTCGATATTACAAGGCGCGTAAGATTTAGTGATACACTTGGCTCAAATCCATATGCGTTTCTTCCGTACACTGTGAAAGAAGGCGAATCTGCAGATCAAGTTGCATTCTATTATTATGGTGACGTATCATACGAGTGGCTTGTCTTAATGGCAAATAATGTTATCGATCCTTACTATGATTGGCCACTCAAACAAGAAGACTTAGAAGCATTCATCTCTGATAAATATCGATCTCTCGCCGAAGCAGATGAAGGCCAAACGCTGAATGACCGACAAGTCGTAGAGTGGACACAAAATCAAACGACTACTAATAATATCGCGCATTATATCGATACCGATGACGAAGAGGTGCGCATTAGTCCAGAATCATTCACTCTCGATGAAAACATTGTTGCCTCTGATTGGAGACCTGTAAGATATTATGAATATGAATTTGAGCGCAATGAAGATAAAAGACACATCTTTTTAATTCGTAATGATCTTGCTGTTCAAATGCAAATTGATTTGGAGAAAGAGTTAGATGTCTAATGTAGTTAAGCCTGCGGGTACATATGTCCTTAAGTCTTTTCGCATCTCACCTTTGACACAAGACGGTAAACCAAATCCAGATGATGCAAAAGAAACAGTTGAACTCAAAAGTATTATTCATACTTGGAATCTTGGTGAGTCAATTAAGAAAGGCTCAATTCAAGGTACAGCAAAGATATATGACACAAAAGGCGTGTTTTACAAATATCCTCTTCGTGGGCAAGAACTTCTTACGATTGAGTATGAAGATTTTTTTGGCGAACTGAGAACTGAAAAACTCTTTATCTTTGCAATCACTGATGTCAATCCTGCAGGTTCGAACGCAGACGATACTCTTGAATATATGATTCACTTTTGTTCATTTGGAAAATTCTTTTCTGAGAGATATTCAATTCAAAGATGTATTGCAGAGGGCAGCGGTGGTGGTCGACGTTATATTCCCATCAACGAACAGATTCAGACATTGTTTGAAGATTATTATGAAGGCGAAGGCGAAGGCACTGAGAAAGAAATTCTCATTCATGAAACTGAAGGTGTTCATAAGATTGTAATACCAAATCTAAAGCCAGAAGGTGCAATGAACCTTCTCTCAAGAAGAGCGTACAATACAGAGTATCCGTCAAACATATATCGTTTCTTTGAAAATAGAGATCAGTATTATTTCGTCAGTATTGAGCAGTGGGTTGAAGAATACAATGAAGAAGATATTATCAAATTTCAGTATGTAAAAGGTCCTGTTGATCATACACCAGAAGAAGAAACAAAGCGCATGAAGTACATCACAAGCGCAAGTTTTGGTACATATGTGAACACGATGGATTCTTTAAACAAAGGTGCATATCATCGAAACACATACGAGATTGATTTGAATAATAGAAAAACCATCGATAATGAATATTCACATAAAGAAGAGTTTAAGAATTACCTATATGCTCATAAAGAGAAAGATAAGATTCATTTAAAGCATACAGATCAGTTCGTTGATGAGCATTTAAATGATTCATATACTACATATGTTTTTAAAGATTACCCAGATTCTGATGCTCCTCAAGCATATGGTCTTAGACCAAAAACAAATTTTGGTGAGATGTTAAACACGAGAGCCGCAACGCTTTTCAGTCTAGAAGAGAATAAGGTATCGATCACGATTTTTGGACATAATAAAATTGTTGCTGGTACCATTGTTGATGTAGAAATTCCAGAGTTCAAAGACGAAAATGATGTTGATACTCGAATATCGGGCAGATATATAGTCGAAAGTATTAATAATAGTTTTATAGAAAATACATATTTTCAAAATGCTGTACTGATTCGAGGACCTCAGCTAAATAAGAAGCGTAGACAAAATAATGATGAGGTGCCAATCTAATGCCTAGGGTCAGTAAAGACTATATCGATAACTTTGGTAAGCCGCCACAATCTCCTTGGATGTCGGGTGAACAAGCAGGATCAACTTCTGCACTCGCACAAGGTATTAATCATGAAAAAACAATTGAAGGTTCTACGTATTCTTGGACTGAGCCTCAAGTCAAAACTCCAATGCGTAGCACAAATACTGTCGTCTTTCAATCAAAGAATGGCGGAAACTCTATTGTTGTAAATGATGAAGGCTCTGATGGACCAGGGTTCATGTTGATTTCACATAACAGTGGCACAGTTGTGCAAATCGACGATCAAGGAACTGTATTGATTAAGTCAACAGGCGATACACATAACAATACAATGGGGCTTCATTTTCAACGATCTCGTGGTGACACGAATGTGAATGTCGGTGGTTCTTGGAATGTCAAAGTTGAACGCGGCGCACATAATCTTTGGGTACGAGGTGATGTAAATGTTGAGTGTGAAAACTACAACGTCACTGCACGTGGCAAAATTGTAATGAATGCTGGTGAAGCGATTGAAATTAAAGGTGCTAGGTACAGCGTTGAAGCTCACACAGATAATGTCGATCTTGTTGCAAAAAATATTAAAATTAAAACAACAGAAACATTCAATGTAATTACAGGACAATCTGCTTCAATCAATACAGAAACTTCACTGAATCTAAAATCAAAAGAAGATATGTTCTTTCAGAATCGTAACTTTCATCACATTACAAGTATAGACTCTTTTATTCGTACTGGAGGAAACTCTGACGAAAAAGTTGCTGGCGAATTAAAGCTTGGAGTAGACGGTGAAATTAAGATGTCTGGTGAAAATGTTCGCATATATGGTGGCACAACATTCATCGACGATGTTGTTCGCATGGCAGAAGGCGGAGCAAGCTCTGTAACAACAACAGACGCAGAAGAGGGCGTTGGCGCACTTGATGCAAAGACTTCAAAGCTTCCTGATCCACCAGCAAGAGGCCCTTCAGACGATTCATCAAATGGCTCTACTGATGTGCGACCTTCTCCTCTATCAATCTCTGGTAGACAATACGACGATAATGATCCGACTGCCGAGGGACTATAAGAATGACTATTGCATGTAAACCTTCTACCACTGCTTCAATATATGCTGATAAATTACTTCAGCAAGGTTCTCCTGCATTCGCTGAAGGCATTGTAGATATGGCGAATCTCCTTGAGAGACAGTCAAATCCTGTTGCTGGTTATAATCAAGATCAACTCTTATCAACAACAAAGCAGTTAACAACAGCACTTCGTCGTTCAAACTTACAACAATATCCTTATCTTGAGAGTCGAGTGCAACAGTCTCCCATTCTGTTTCCAGAAGTCGCAGACTTTCTTAATCAATCGTCTTCTGATATTGCAACAGTACAAGCAACAGCGAATGAATTTATTGAGTATTCTGCAACTGTAAACAACGGCTATGATATCATTCAGCCAAATGACTTTTCAACTGACTACAAAAATACCCTTGATCAGCTAGAGTTCTATTATGTTGGAAACTTAGCAAACTCTATATCAGGCGGCTTCTGTGGTGTTTTTGGAAATGTTTTTGGTAAACTCTTAGGTATTCTTGGAGCGATTGAGGCTGGTCTTGATTTGATCGCGAATCTATTGAGTATCGACTTAACATTCTTATTTAAGCTTGCAAAACTAAAATTATCAATTGAAGCATTGAAGAAGAAACTTCTCGCGATTGTAGATAAATTGAAAGAGACTTTCTTAAATCAGATTAAGAATATTGTAAAGCAGTTTGAGAATATTGCTAATGATATTGTAAACACTGTTGAGTCAATTAAAGAAACGATTCGTAAGAGAATAAATGACGTGAAAAGCTTCTTTGAGGATGGTAGTATTGACGGCATCAAAGAAAAAATTGAAGAGTTTATTCAGAAGTCGATTGATCAATTTGAAGAGTTGACTCCTGAAAATATTGCTTTGCTCTTATTTCGCTTTTGTCAGTTCGCAGAATTAATTCAAGGCTTTATGAAGGGCCCAATTGATGGCATTCAAAGACTAGCAGTTGCAGTCACAGTGGAAAAAGAAATACTTGACTCACTTAGCTTAAGAGAAACTGAAAAAGCTGTCGAAGCTGGTGCAGTAAGACTCTCAGAGAAAGAAATTCCGGAAGTAAAAGCACAACTGAAGAGAGCTTTCTCAGGCGTGAATAATGAAGCAGAACAGCCTAATGATAGAGACTTAAATGATTTAAAATCTCTATCGAACAATGAGCTACAAGATATTGCATATGGAAATCAAAGTAGCGATGAAGCACTTGTGGCTGCGGCTGTGTTACAAACAAGAGGAGTTACTGTGGGAGTTCCTGGTGGAGATGAAAGACAGTCTCAGTTTATAGACACAGTAAAAGCAATTCGATCAAATTCACCATTACCAGTATGAGATAGGATAGTTAATTATGTTTACATCAGATACAGGTTTTCGCCCATATTGGTTTATTGGAGTTGTCGTTGATAAAGACGATAAGATGAACCATGGGCGTGTGAAAGTTCGTGTTCTTGGTATTCATCCAGAAGATCCTAGAATCACTGTTCCGAGAAATGATAAAACTGAAAAAGATTATGTAGAAGACCAAGACTTGCCCTGGGCACATGTGATCAATGGTACTTATGGTAAAATGAACTTTTATCCAGATGAAGGTGAGTGGGTCATGGGATTCTTTGCAGATGGTCGTGACGCACAATATCCCTTTGTCATGGGTGGCATACCAGGTATGAATATTGATACGTTTAACTACGGTGCTGAATTTTTGAACGATGAAACTTCAAACGGAGGTTCTGGATCTTATGATGGTGGAGCTGGTCAAGTAGCGCCAGATCCTCAAGATGGTGTTGAGAAACCACCTAATCCTCAGTACTATCCATCTGCGTTTTCAGCACTGAGTCCAGAAGAAATCACTGAAATTGAAAATGTCATTCAGAACGAAATGTCTGATAGCGGTGCGCCTGGATATTTGACTTTTGCTGGAGGCATTGCAAGATGTGGTAGAGCGTCTGATGGATATCCTGGTTGTGGATGGAAAGAAGTGAAATTTGATATCTGGAAAAGAATTATGACGGTATCTAAACGTTTGAATAAAAAAATACAAATTAACTCAGCATATAGAACTCCTAAATATAACGCATCTGTAGACGGTGCGCCAGGATCGATTCACATGTCGGGACGCGCTCTTGACGTTTCAATGACTGGATTGAATGATGATGATATTCGTAACTTTATTATTTTTGCAAGTCAAGAAGGGTTTTCGACGATTCAGTGCTACAACAGCTTCATTCATGTAGACACAGAAGGAGCAAGACGCTGGAGAAGCAGTGGACGCTTTGAGAGCTATGTAAATGCGGCGTACAGGGGTGAATTTAGAAATGGCGCATCTGGCAAGCAGTCAGTATAAATAAAAGAAAAGAGAAGGCACTATGGCTCGCACACCTTTACGCAGAAGAAAAGAGATACTTTATTCTGACTTCTTTCGAGACTTTACTGAGAACCCAGTGAGTCTTGATCTTGCACGAAAGACAAATGAAGAAGCAGTAAAAGAGTCTATTATAAACTTAGTTTTAACTGATAGAGGCGAGCGACCCTATCAGCCGAATCTTGGGTGCAGTATTCGTGAAATGCTTTTCGATCTTGTTACACCAGACACGTTGCTTATATCGCGTGAGTTAATTATTGAGACGTTAAATTCTTATGAGCCTAGAGCAAATATCGTAGGAGTTGACGTAACATCTTCTATTGATGATAATGCACTTGATGTAACAATTGTTTTCAATCTCATAAATAGTGAAGATGATATTGTTCTCACGACAACTATAACTAGGGTAAAATAATGGCAGATAATTTATCTTTCACGAAACTTGATTTTGGCGAAATTCGAGAAGAACTCAAAAACTTTCTGAAAAATCAAAACCAATTTCAAGACTATGACTTTGAGGGATCGAACATGGCTGTCCTGCTCGATCTTCTTGCCGCAAATAGTTATCAACAAAACTTCTATCGCAACATGGCATTTTCGGAAATGTTTCTGGATACTGCACAGTTGCGCCAAAACGCATTGTCTCATGCAAAAGAGATGAATTATTTACCTGCGTCTATACAGAGTTCGGCATCACAACTGAATATCACATTTAACAATGTTACAGACAATCCCAATGCAATTACGATACCAAAAGGATCTAAATTTACTGCGCAGTGTGGCACAAAGTCATTTACGTTTCTGACAGATAAAGCACATACTGTCACACGCACAGGGAACAATTATCGAATTACTGGTGTGCCTGTCTATGAAGGTAAATATGTCAAAGAATTTTATACAGTTGACGGCGAGGATCCAGTAGATTACATCATTAATAATGAGAATGTTGATATCTCAAGTTTGACTGTACGAGTACGCACGACTGCAGATGTAAATTCAACTGCGAATGACTATGTGAGAGCAACAAGCATCTTCGGCATTGAAGCAAATGATCGTGTGTTTTATGTAGAGCCTTATTTCGATAATTTATACAAGGTTGAATTTGGTCGCGATAGATTTGGCAGACAACCTGTGACGGGTAATGTCATTGAATTACAATATCGTGTCACAAAAGGCGCCGAAGCAAATGGAGCGAAGAATTATTCATCTGTTGGAACGATTGCAGGATATTCTGTTCGAGTGACAAATAACCAAGCAGCCATTAATGGTTCTGATAGAGAAACTCTCGAAGACATTAAATTCTTTGCACCTAAATCGCTTCAAGTTCAAGACCGTGCTGTAACAAAGACCGATTACGAAATACTACTTAAGCAAAGATTTCCAAATATTCAAGCGATTTCAGTATACGGCGGAGATGAATTGAACCCGCCAGACTACGGTAAAGTTTATATCTCTGTTGATGTTGTTGGCTCGATTGGAGCTGGAGACTCAGAGATTCTAAGCTACAAAGATTACATTCGAGATAAGACTCCACTCACGGTTGAACCAGTTTTCGTGCCTGCACAATTCATGTATGTAAGTATGGTAGTGGATCTTGTTTACGATCCAAAACTGACTTCAATGAAAGAGACAGAGATTCGAAATCTCGTTCAAAATGCTATCGTCAACTATAGCGAAGCAAATCTTAATAAGTTTAATTCGACTTTACGTCAGTCTCGACTTACTAATGTTATCGACAGCCTCGATGATTCAATTGTAAGCACTGACATTATCTCTAAACCAATCATTGAATATACTCCAACTTTGGGCATTGCAACGAGTCCTGCATTTAATTTTAATGCGGTACTTCGTCAGCCATATCAACTAAACGAGAATGTTGGTTTTACTAATTATAGCCCCGCAATTGACACATCAAAGGTCACTGTTTCTGAAAATCTTGTAACACTACAAGATGACGGTGTTGGCAATATCAACTTAGTAACAGCAAGTGATAACACTCAAAGAATTTTCCAAAGGCGTATCGGCACTGTCAATTACAACACTGGTACTGTAAAGTTATCTAATTTTAAAGTATCGAGTTATCTTGGAAATGCAATTCAAATTATTGCAAACACTAATCAAAAAGATATCACATCACCTAAAGATCGTATTCTTGTCATTCGATCAAACGATTTGACCATCAACGTGAGACCTTTAAATCAAGTGACAAATGTGAGATCGACTGGCTCTGTTTCATTCTCGACAAGCTCAAGCACATCCACCAGCACGACGACTACCAGCACACCTAGTAGCACAACGACGACTACTAGCACACCTAGTAGCACAACGACGACGACTACTACAGACGATGAAGTGACATATCCAAGCTCTGGAGGGTCATCTGGTGGTAGTTCTGGAGGGTCGTCTGGTGGCGGCAGCTACGGATATTAATAATGATTGGTGAAACATGAACATTAGACCATCAAGCAAACAAGTACGTGAGAATATCTACACAGATATTCCTCAACAATTTCCTGCTATCTATCGTGATAGCGGCGCCTTGTTTGTTGAGTTCGTAAAACAATACTATCGCTATGTCGATTCTCGCCAAAATGATTTTCGCGATGCATTTGTTGTTCGCGATATTGATACAACGTATGAAAGATTTTTAATTCATTTTCGAAACAAGTATCTTCATGATCTGCCTCTGAGCAGTGAAACAGACGTTCGCTTTGTTATTAAACATATTCAAGATTTGTATCAGAGAAAAGGCACAAAAGAAAGTCTTGAATTACTTTTTCAACTCTTTTTTAATGAAGAGATTGAAGTCAAATATCCAAGTGTTAATATTTTAAAGCCTTCTGATTCAAAGTATGGAACAAATAATTATCTTGAATTAAATCCTGTAAAGACATTTAAAGATTACCCTATTCGAAAAGGTGATCGAATCAAGGGCGATACTTCACTTGCAGAAGCATTTATTGATGAAATCGTCTTCTTGAATATTAAGGGGTTGATTGTACCTGTTGCATATCTTTCAAACTTAAATGGAAGATTTAACATTGATGACAACCTCACAGTAACAGGCACAAGAAATGGTGTGGAAGTTACATCATCTGTAGGCGAACTCATTTACGGCTCAATATCGAATATTCCTATCAATAGAACAGGAAGACGATCAGGTAATTTTGTAGGCGACACACTTGATCTTGTATCTAGAAAATCTGGTATTAAAGCTAAAGGCCGCGTGTCAGAGATTAAAGAAGCAGAAACTGCAGTTATCGACTTTACAGTTGAAGACAGTGGTTGGGGATACTCTCTTGATGTAAATAAGAATATTGTTAAGTCTTCAACGGCAACGATTGTATATGTTTTATTTAATACAGAAACCTTTTCTGGCGGCTATCCTGGAAATGCTCAAAGCACTGCATTTCCAAAAGTTGGTGATTACTTTATATCAGATAGTACACTAAGTGCTGGCTCAGCCCGAGCTTCTGCAAACGTGGCATCGTCTGAACTTTCTGGAAACACAAATTTTGCATATGGTGAAGTTGTTGATGTTGATCTAGTTAACGGGCTCATATACATATACTATCAAGGTAGTGAGTTTACGATCAATTCGTCTAATTCAGAATTATATGAAATATCTACTGAAGAATCAACAGGATTTGATGTATATTTTTATGATAAGCCTTACATAATTGATAGTGATAATCTACTCTTTGTCTTCAACAATTATGTGAATGATAACGAATCTGTTGGCAATATGAAATATTTCTTTGGAGAAATTATTCCTGGTCAATTGGACTCAAATGGAAATCCAAGAAAAAGATTTGACTTAAATGGTAATGGAATAATTGACTCAACAGATAAAACATTTCTTGATAATTATTTTAATGCAGAGCTTTCAGATGGCAATGCAAGGGTTTGGATTAAAGAACATATCGTCGATTATCTTCTGTCGAATATCGATAGAATTGTTGGCGGAAGATTAAGGAATGGAGATACAACAGCGGCATTTGATTGGTATTTTACAGGCAATACGTCACTTGCTTCCAATGACATTATTGATTCCGATAATCCTCACGACAACGCAGGTGCAGGTTATCCTAGAACAGGATACATCACGTCCTCTTCGCCATTTAATAATTCTGCGTCGTACAGAATCGGGTCAATTAAAAATACGGAAAATGTATCCATCATTCCCGATGTAATCGGTGATTATCTTGACGTAGAACTCGTTGATCAAAGATTTCCAAATGATCCTTTGCTTACTAACTACGGCATGAGTGGTGAAGGATTTGAAAATATTAATACTCCTTTAAATGAAGCCTTCTCGCTTTCAACATTCACGATTGGTGAGATTGATAAACTCTTAGTCACAAACAATGGTGAGAATTATCAAGCCGATGTAAGAAGTACGATCACACAGCCTGATATTGCACCGTATAATAAAAGAGATGTTGGAGTTATTTTCGACAATCCACAATTTATTATAGAATCTGGTGATATTATGGAACAGACGATTCAGGTCGAAGACTTCTTTAATTCGACTTTTTCTGATTACACTGTTCGTGCAAGATTCTTAAGAAGACAAGGTGATGTTTATTACTTTAGACCAATCTCTTTCTTTACTTTTGAAAAGCAATATCCTATTCGATTTAAGGGTTCAGATTTTACAGTTAATCGTATTATTTCTGACGATGAATCTTTAGGTATGGGTAAAAACGCAATTATCGGTGGTGAAGCACAATTTGCTAGAGGACAAATCTCAAAAGTAATTGCGATAGACACTGGATTTAGATTTACTGATGGTGAACATGTTGACCTTGTTTCGACAACTGAAACGAGAGATGTGGTAAACACTGAAACAGGCGAGGCTGAAACAGTCGAAAATATCAACTTCAATAAGATTGTTGGAAATGCAAACATCGAAGTTCGAGGTACTGGATTTACAGAAAGTGGTTGGAAAACAACAACATCTTTCTTAAATGAATCAACAAAAGTGATACATGATAATTTCTATTATCAAGAGTATTCGTTTGATATTTCTTCAATTATTCCTGAAAACGATTACTTCGATATTGTGAGTGACTTAGTGCAGCCTGCAGGAACAAAACAGTTTGCTTCACCTCTTATAAATAGTGTTAACTTCGTAAATGCTGATCTGGATGCTTCATTTGAAGTATATGATATAGATGTTCAAAATCTTTTGGCAGAGCCTGCAAATGTTGCCATCGATGTAGAAGAATCAAATACTGTAGTGGGTCAACTTTCTGCAGTAATTGAGGAGTTAAACGAAGAAGCTTCGGCGAGTGTCACTGAAGACATAAACAACTAAAGGTATTATAATAATGGCAAAAATTGTCACTGAAAATTTTAAAACTGAAATTGCCGCAGAATTTTTTGATTCATTTCGAAATGAAAATGAAACTTTAATTCAGTCTTTTCTATCGAGTCTTAAGACTTATAATACTTCTGAGTCTATAGGTCTTACAGCAGATCAGTTAAATGAAATTTCTAGCCTTGCAAAGGGTGAAGTTGATAGATATTTGCCTGAAAACCATTACTATATTATTGGTTCAAGTGTAGATAAAGAAAACGAAATTGAAAATTCTCAATTTGAAAAGAGAGAGTTTCAGCGCAGAGTAATTTTCGGCACAAAAGCTGTAATTAGTGGTGTAAAGTATATGTTTTTACGTAGACCTTGGACGCCAAATGTTGTGTACGATCAGTTTGACGACTTGCTTGATATCGAGCTTTCAAACATGTATGTTACCGTACCAGATGGTGAAGGAGATCAAGGGCCATTTAAAGTATTTAAGTGTATCTCGAATAATAAAGGTACCGCTTCTACAGTCAAGCCATCTGTCAATAGTACTGATCCAGAAATTGAAGTTGAGAATGAAGGTGATGGATATATTTGGAAATATATGTTCACGATTTCAGTTTCTGATTACGATGAATATTCTACACGAACTTCTATGCCTTATGTAGAGGACAGAGAGATCGTTGAAGCCGCAAGAGAACAAGTTTCAAATATTCTTATTGAAGACACCGTGACAAGTTTGTTTTCTCAATATAAGCCTGGAACCCTTAAATTAAATAATATATCACAAGGTACACAAGAAAACACTTATGAGATTGAGCTACAGACCTTTGATGTAGCGCCTCGATCTGGCTCTCAAGCATACCGTAACATGTATCTTCGCTCTGAAGAAGATGCAAAAGTATTCAATATTCTTGATAGTAGCGTGCCAAACTCAAATCCGTCAAACAGAACATTGAACCTTACTGTCTCTAGCGATATAGATATCAGAACGATTGGATATACGAATTTAACGAGTAACTTCGAGATTGTTCCCAAGATTGATATCTCACCATCGGACACAATTGCGGCAAATCAGGTCGATCAATCTTTCTCTGTAATAAACAACGGTCAAGGTAATTATGTGATTAACGGCTCATCAAATCCTGCACTTAGCCTTGTTCGTGGACAAACATATGAGTTTAATATTTCTGCAACGGGTCATCCTTTTTGGATTCAAACAGCGCCTCCAACTTGGCCGTTTACTGGAGTATCAACACTTACTACAAATGACGGCGTTACAAACAATGGTACACAAAATGGTACAATTACCTATACAGTACCATTCGATGCTCCTAATACATTATATTATAGATGTCAGTATCATTCAACAATGTTCGGAAGTATTCAAGTTTCTGGTGCAGGAAGTTCGCAGACAACAAATGCAATTGCATATGGAAGACTTGACGCAAACGGAACACTTGATCAAATTAAGTTTGTAGATAAGGGTACTGGTTATAAGTTTGCAACAGCAAAAATTGCATTACCACCCGCTCTTTTACAAACTTATCCAAACCCAGAAAATGCTTCTCGACTAAGAACAATCATATCACCTAAAGGTGGTCATGGTTCTGATCCTGTCAGTGAGCTTGCAATGAGTCGTGTTTCTGTGATTGCAAATATTATTACAGATGCACAGACAAATATTCCTGCTACTGGTACATACACAAAAGTTGGACTTCTAAAAAATCCAAGCTTTAGAGACGGACAGTTTCCTGCCTCTTTTGATAATCGATTGAGACTTGAGCTTACTGCTTCACCAAACGCAACTGTTGGTCAATATATTATTGAAGAGAAATCGAACCAGACAATTTACGGAATCATACATGAAATCAAACAAGAAAATGGTGTCTGGGTAGTATATCTTGTAGATTATACTGCAGACTTTAACAAGTCGTTTACACAAAGCGCACAAGTGAAAATAAAAACTGAACTTTCTGATACCGCGTTCGAAACGGCTACTATAAATAACACTAATACAGCAATACAAGTAGGCAACTATGTTCCTTTCTCAGGAAAGCTTCTACACTTTGTGGACTTTGATGCGATCACACGATCGGAATCGAGAAAAGAAAAAGTTAAATTTGTTTTCGACTTTTAGAAAAGAGTACATAAATGGGCATTAATACAGACTTAAATATCGATCCGTACTTTGACGATTTCAGCGAAGAAAAACAGTTTAATCGTGTTCTTTTTCGTCCAGCTCGCGCAGTTCAGGCAAGAGAGTTAACGCAACTTCAAACGATTCTTCAGAATCAAGTTGAACGTTTTGGAAGCAACGTCTTTAAAGAAGGTGCTGTTGTCAGTGGTATTAACTTAGCACAGCGCGATGACATTAACTTTGTCAAAATTACAGACTCTGGTGTTCCTGATCCATCTCTCTATTCTCAAACTTATGATGACGACGGTACAGAAAGAAACTATAAACTTGTAGGTCAAAATACAGGTCTAGAAGCAAATATTATCTTGGGTGAAAATGGATTCGAAACAAGAAATCCAAACCTTAAAACATTCTATATCAAGTATCTGAACACTCAAGTATCAACTGATACAGGCAGCGAACTTAAGCAGTTTGAAAAGGGTGAATCACTCACACTATTTGCGCCAACTGGTATTGAGGTACCTGGAGCGTCTGTCACTGTTGCAACAGTTGGTACTGCTGGCGGCGATCCAACATCTCAACATGCAGGTAAATCGTTCGGCATTTCAATCAAAGAAGGTATCATTTTTGCAAAGGGACACTTTCTTTTTGTTGAAGAACAGTTCGTAATTATTTCAAAGTATGACGCGATTCCTGATGATGTTTCTGTAGGATTCTCTGTTCAAGAATCTATTATTGATTCTGCAGAAGACACTTCTCTCTTAGATAATGCCCAGGGATTTAATAACTTTAATGCTCCCGGAGCAGATCGTTTACGCCTTCGTCCTATTCTTACTGCAGTAAATATCGATTCAGAACCAGAAGAGTTTTTTGCTCTTGCTCGTTACGAGGGCGGTAGACAGATCGGGCTTCGTGATGTATCGCAGTTCAATGCGATCAACACAGAAATGGCACGAAGAAGGTTTGAAGAGTCTGGCAACTATGTCGTAAATGGCATGGATATGAAAATCATTCGTGACGGATCTGATGAAATAGGACCCAAAACATTTGCAGTTGTAAGCCCAGGTAAGGCATATGTT